GCCGACGCACCGCCCCTAGCTCCGCGATAAGCCTTATCAGGCTCTCCGCCTACGGCGAGCAGCGGGCCTTCGGCCCCCCTTCGGGGCTGCTGGAGCCTGATAAGGCTTATCGCGGAGCTAGGGGCGGTGCGTCGGCAGACCCCTATATATTGGTAAACCTCGGGTGTGTGACAAGAGTCCTCTCCGATTGGTCTAGCAGTGAAGTTCTCAGCACGATGGCGAGCAAAGGTGACTATTATTATTTTACTCCTAGAGATCTAGTGAACTTTGTAAATACCTTGCTCTGTCATAAGATTAATGCTATAGCTGTGAAAATGCTAACCATGAAGGAGGAGGATTTCTTGAGCCAAGTCTGGTTGCCATACATACAAGGCTTTCAGACAGCTCATGACTTGGGTAGAGACAGTGATAAGTGCGGTGCGGCGGGGGATGAATTTCAAGAGGTTTTTCTGGATGAACGTAAATTCATAGATTTCATGACATCTTTCCGCCGCAGTGTATTTATCAGCTATGGTGACGAGTGGAGACATAGATCATCTCACTTTATGGCAGATGTATTTTGGAGTGATAATCTAAGGCAATTTTGGATGATGATATTTGGAGAGTGTTTTCACGTAAATATGTCACCATGTAAGAGATTGTATGTAGACATGTTACCATACTATTATTTAGCAAAGATGACTACGGAAAACAGACATCTTATAGAATGGGAATACATGAATCCATGTCCTGCCACACATGTGCGGCGGAATAAGATGACTGGTATGAACTTTTGTAGTCAGGGAGTAGTTATAGACAACGAATATCCAGACAATCAGATGGGTTGTTACAACATAGACGAACATCCATTACCAGGAGGTATTAGATGGAGTGGTAACACAGAATATCGTACAGGTTATGTACACGTTAATAAGGTAAAATGGTTGGGAGTTACAGATAAAGTCAGTGACATGGAGGAGACTTCCAGTGATGAGGAGGTGCCTAGCAGTCAGGAGAAGTATATGAAGAGTAAGGAGAAGAAGGAACAGCCAAAGACATCGGAGAAGAAAGACGATGAGCCAGCAAACAAGAAGAGGAAGTTCTGCCTCACAAGCGCAGCTCTGGAGAAGCAGAAGTTAGAACTGGGAAAATTTTTCCGGATGGAAGAGGAGCCGATCAACATCAAATTATACGACTTAGAGGAAGGGAAGGAACACCACGTACATGAAGCTATACGTATCGATGGTACTAACTCTAAGTTTGCTAAGAAGAAAGACGAACATGGTAACGTTATCGATGATTTCAAGGTAATTGTTTGTGATGGAGAGAACAACTTGTATGGTTTTTTTGCTAACACACAGTTGAACAAATTGTTTAACAAATGGCACAGTACAAAGAAATATAGTATGAAGCCAGAACACAACATAAGCTTAAAGGTTTCACAGATTCAGGAGGTTAGGAATGGAAAGATGTGTATTGTAAAGATGGCCATTAACGATGATGTAAAATGTTTCGCCAGGTAATGAAGCTCAAGAGAGAAGGGATACTGGATCATAACCCTCTTGTTACATTTTACTCTGGTCTCATTGTAAAGTTTGAACATTGGAACGACAATGTCAGTAAAGTAAGAAAGTTTGTGTATAAGTTTGCACAGTGGTTGTATAAGGAATGTACATACATCCACAACATAAGTGCTGCAGTTCATGATAGATGTAAGGATAATTGTTGTAAAGACTCAGCCAATAAAGTATGTAAGAACATATACGGTCCTCATTTACACATTTTATTGGAGAGTGTCAATGAAAATTGGAGTAAAAGTAGCAAGAGGGTTTTATTCCGCGGCTACGAGAAGATACTTCAACACGACAACAAACAACTATGGGAGGACCTAGGACTACAGAAGACATCGCCTTCGTCGATGAGTCTGTGGGATGGTGAGATGTTCAAGTGGTATATGTTCAGGGACAGGAAATACGCAAGTGTTCATGGAACATATTACTACAGTAGCGATGCGGAGTTCTTGAACAAGTTAATGAAAATGAAAGACACTCAGGAGAGGGACGACTTGTACGAGAAAGCTTGTCAGTTTAAGAGGGATAGGAATACAGCAAGGAAGATTGAAAACAGTACTGCTAAGACATTAGATGGTGGTGAAAACAATGACAACATAAGACTAAGCAGTTCTAGGGCTATATACTTAGAAAATTTACAGGTATTGGAGAAGTATCTAGTAAAACATAAATGTTACACCATTCAGGACTTTAAGATGATGCAGAGAAGCGACGATGAGATTTGGGTAAATTACATGTATGACATCCAGAATCTAGAAAAAGTCATAGAGAAGTTAAACATTATGGAGTACAGTCTACAACAGGCAGACTACATAGAGGGAAACACATGGATAGGAGAAGATTTATGGAACACTAACAGTGCATATATGAAGACTATCAAGAGGGGTACTGATAGGTATTACTGGTACATTCAAAGACACATTTCAAACAGGGCCAGTTTAGTCGGACAGAGCAGACAGATTTGTATCGACGGGGCATACATGATGTTTAAGATAATAGAGAACATGAAGGTAGAGTCGAGGCCAAAGACAATACCGATAGTAAGCAAGAATAAGACAGTACAGTGGATACAAGATTTTATGGATATCATACACGGAAACTTACCCAAGATTAACTGTATGATGTTATATGGCAATAGTAACAGTGGGAAAACGCAGCTGATTGAGGCTCTAACGGGCCTGATAAACACAGCCATAATGACAAATGTCGGTGATGGTGGAACATTCCACTTTAGCAACATAACAGAGATGAGTACAATTGTAGTAGGAAATGAAACTAAGATCAGGACTCAGACAATTGAGCAATGGAAGGGATTGTGTGGGGGAGAGAACATAACAATGCCAATGAAGTACAAGGAACACAAGACACACATGTTCAGGAAACCTGTATTTTTGACCAACCAACATCATCCACTGGTAGAGATATCAAACTATGACGATAGAAAGGCTATAGAGAACAGATGTTTTATGTATAAGGTAGAATTGGGAAGCGAGGCAGTAAATGCACATATAAAATTTCCTAACAGGATGATTCCGATCAAGAAGAATCCAGAACTGACTCAGTTTATATTGGCATGTATGCAATATGTACACTTGAACTATATGGACAGGGCAGATAAGAAGTTTAAGATTGGGTTTTTCAACAAACTTTATGACATGCTGTTTGAGGACAGCTAAAAATATGTACGAGAACGTTTGACTTTCCCGGGCAACAATAAAGTGATAAGATAAAATCGTGCGTTTGAGTATCCACATCACACATAGAGGTAGTACACCATGAGTCTATCATGGGAGCAGTCGTGTCGGCAGTAGCTGCAGTTATAGCTGTGGTAACTGAAGTGGTCGAATTCATAGTCGATGTCGTGGAAGTGGCTTTCATGGTGGCAGAGGCTGTACAGGTCGTTGCAGACACAGTCAATTACTTTACTGGCGGCGATAGTGCTGCGAAGAACGATCAGAGCGATCCGGAGACGCAGGCAGCTAATGAGGTCAGCAGTACAGCAGAATCGACAAACGTAGGAGGAACTCAGGGCTACATGTTAGGACCCGAACAGTTGGACGATTACATAGATAGAGCTACAGACATAGACTAATGTCACCTACAAGAAAAGGAGGGAATTATTATGCGAGTAAACACTTCCAAAGTAAGCGAAAGAATAAACTAGCGAGAGTGAAAGATTTACTGGCAAGTAAGAAGAAGGAGAGAAGATTTAAAGGAAAAGGAAATACTCTAAGTGAGAAGCCAAGTACATCAGAGTGGAACGATCCGGTAAGACAAAGATTTCCAGAATTAGAACAGGAGGAGAGAAATACATTTGCAGGATTACTAGCAATAGAAGCAGCACCAGACCAAAGACAATTAGGGCGCGATAATAACAATCAACTAGCACTAGTACAGAGAGACACAAGAGTAGCAGTAAGACAAAGTACAAACAGAGGAGAAGCATTAGAGGTAGTAAGAGCAGCAAACGAAGCAATAAGAAGTGGTGGAGATAGATTAGCAGAATTAGTACAAGCATACGCATCAGGATTTTCAGACAGCACAGAAATAGTAGAAGTAAGACAAGAAGATAGAGTACAGAGAGACATATTCCAAGAAGAAGGACAGAATTTATTGGCTATTGAGATTGCATTACAAGAACCAAGCAGTGTAGCGCAACAGTTAGACCAGGAGAGAACTCCAGCAGTCAAGAGAGCTCTAGAACTAACAGCAGAAGAAGAACGGATAGAACGCATAGAAAACGCTAAGAAATATATTGAAGAAGTCATAGAAGAGACAAATCAAGAACTACAAGAACAAGAGAGACAAGAGGTAAGTGCGGCGGCGGAAGATACGATGAACACCGAAGCACCCGTCCCGATGGAAACTTCTGAATCCGGAGCCACCGCCGCACCGCAGCAACGAGCTGCTGCGGGCGGCGGCGGTAGCGGAGGCGGAGGAGAATCTGCAGGGTACGGAAAAAACCCCAGCGATTCATTCCAGCGCCACCGCAATAAACCCGTTGATCTCAAACACATCGGAGACAACGTATATGTGGCTCAGAGAGTTTATAAGGTAGAAGCTGAGTGTAAACTGGTAGGGGACAAGTTATCGTGGTCAAACACGACAAACAGTAAATATCTCAGGAGACTGTTGGGAATAAACGGCAACAGTAACTCTGGAGATATTAAGCACAGTTTCTACACACAGCTATCTGGAAGTATTGGTTTGGGAAATCTTGCTCTGGGTAACTACATAAACTCGTGGGGTATGGACAACATATCCAAGAGCGAGGACAGTTGGGCTATCATAGCCACCAGGGGCAAGATGAACCATCTACAGGCATTTGAGATGGTTCCACAATACCAAGGAGAAACTGTAGTGGGATATACAAGTGCACCGCTACAGTTTGGTAAACTTTTGGGACATGTATACTATCCAGATCCCAAAGGTGAAGAAAGGATAAAGATAGCAAGTAAAGCTGATGCCAAAGAATCTAAGATGTTTAAGGATGCAATGGCAGGTTATCTATTAGATGACGACATGAACCAGACAAAAGTCACATCAGAACACAACCACGTATTTGCATTCACAGACTTGAGAGATTCGCCAGTAATAAGCGAAGTAGCAGCATACCAGACCAACGATGAACCACCAAAAATAAATGGCATTGGAATAGAATACCAGGGATTCAACTTAACATCAGACACAAATGCAGCTCTCATTGGTCTCATGCCAAGTAACTGTATAAAGAGAAGGAAGGAGATACAGTCAGGTATGGACAACGTAGTACTATGGTCCATGAAGAGTAACAGACTCATAGACAAAAGATTTTGGAAGCCAGAAGGATGGACCAAAAAGAGCATGAACGGTATGGCTAAAGACAAAGTGAACATTACACCAACAACCTATGATATATATGAAGAAGCTCACGTAACCAGGACAACAGATTATGCAGAATGGGCTAGGAATGAAATATTCTATGATGCAAACACTTCATACGGAAGTGTTGGACCAAGTGACATAGGAAATTTTGTACAGAAATACAACTTATCAGACCAATATGCTACAGACATATTCTTTATGCCATATGTTCACACACAGAGAGGCATAATTCAAGACATAGTCATAAATTTTGACTTAACAATGCAAATTATGGTCAAGAGAATTCCACGTCAAGTATATAATGATTTCTACCACATCAACACTAGAGCCATGAACCCAGTTAAATATGACAGTGCGGTAGAAAGATCATTCGGATACGACGAAATATATGCAAGATCCATAAAAATACATGAAAACATAAGTGGAACTCATGGAAGTAAGTATGCAGATAGAGGACCAATAAGTCATATGGAAGCAACAAAGAGGAACTCTTACCAGAGAGCATATGCACAGAGAAGAATAATACTAGATCAGGGTGTATCAAAAATGAAGACAAGAAGTAGTGCGGCGGCGGAAGATGACATTCCAGAAGATTGTGACGACTTCCTAGAAACTTCTGAAATGGATCCACCGCCGCAGCCGCAGTTGCCGAAGAAGAAGAAGAAATATAGAGTTAATGTATAATGTTGACATAATACAAATGTATATATTTGAGTTACAATAAAGGTTATAAAAATCACGCGTGCGTGGTTTACCCTTCAGAAGGAGCGATTCTCCGGGGGTAGGTAGGGGGATCTTTGCGATGACACTGCCAGTTGCATATATGCCGTGGGCCATGTCATCGCAAAGATCCCCCTACCTACCCCCGGAGAATCGCTCCTTCTGAAGGGTAAACCACGCACGCGTG